AAGAGTCTTGCCATGCTGTTCGAGCAAGAGTTCCTGTAGTCCACACTGGTCGCTCGGGACTTGAATCTAGGTAATTATATGAAACCATTCTATTTACAGTTCCTGATCCAGAATTAGGATAGAACCACATTACTTCACCAAACAAATTATTTAACCCTGCATTAATATGTTGTTTTGGTATTGTATTAATATCATCAAATACATGATCTTCAACTAAACATGGTAAAGATTCTAATCTACCTGTGTATCTAAAAAAACCATTTTCTGACATCCAGTATGCAGTACCATCAACTTCAACGGCTGCATTCTGTCCAATCAATCCACAGTTTGTACCAACTTGTTGAAATGAAAAAGTAAAAGGTGGACCTACAAATCTCATAGTAAATAATGCACTGTCTGTCCAAATGTAAATTGCATCACGACCTCTAATTGCTCCAACAATCTTAGATCCATCTGCAAGTCTTTGTGTACCTGCAGTGTTAGTAGCTGATGGTGCATATGTATTAATATCTTCTTGAGAAGAGAATCTTATAAACATAGGGTCTTGTGTAGATTTTGTTCCAATAGTTGTTTCTGTTCCAAAAAATATTAAGTGTCTGTCTGGAGTTGAAACTAAACTAAATGCAGATGCAGTTGGTGCACCAGATATAATTGTTGCTCTTGTATTATTTGCTCCTATAGGATTAGAGTCCCATTCAAAACTTTCACCACCGTTTATTGTTGCAATTAATTTATTACCAAAGTTATCTAATGACCAAATACCTGGTGCAGTTACAACGTCTCCTGATGCTGCAGCATTCCATGAAAAAAAGTTTGATGCATCTGTAACAGTTGCACCTGATGAATGAGATGCAGCAGTGGTACCTAAAGCACCTCTTGTTAATCCAGATAAAGTTCCTCCACTATTACCTGTATAAGTAATTAATTCTGATCCAACAATAACAGTTCCTGTTGATGGAAATGATGTTGAACTTGCCATAGTTAATGATGTTACAGTTGTATTTATTGATGATGATAATGTAGATGTAAACTGACCTAATTGTTGCCCGCCCCAAGATCCAAGGCCCCAACCAGTTGATGCAACCTCAACTGCAGGTCCAACAGGATAATAATGTTTAACTCTAATGCCACCAGATGTAGATGCACCAGATCCAGACTCATTAGATTCCATTTCTATTGTAAGCGTAGTGCTTGTAGGTATTGAAGTTACCATAAATTTTTTATCTGTAAAATCACCAGATACAAAACCAGAGTTAGTTATAGAGGTAAAGTTATCTAATAATATAATATCAAATTTATTAATATTATGTGCAGATGAAAAAGTTAAAGTTACAACTTTTGATCCATTAGTTGTAGAAAAAGCACTTGTTAAAGTTGTTGTCGCTTTAATTGGATGTATGTCATAAAATATACCACCAGAATAAGCGTACAATATTTTATTTGTACCAAGAACTGCATATTTAATTCCTGATGTATTAACAAAATGGTGTATAGCTGTTGCTCTACCTGTAATTTGAACAGATCCTAATTGAGCCCAACCACCTATTTTTTCAGGTGTGCCATATCTAAAACGAACATTGTCACCATTAACCCATTGGCTCTCACCACCGGTTGAGGTAACCTGTTTGTTAAATCCTGGAGCAAATTTTACTTTTTGTAACATAATATTTTACCTTGCATTATCGTGCATTGCAAGGCACTCCCTTAGAATTTGTGAGTGGTGATTCGGCAAATGCCATGTAGATGTATGTACTGCCAGATTGATTTATAGATCCATCATCATTATTTATTTTTATACCATTACTGACTATATCTATTCTATCAGTAGCATATTCAACATTATTCAAGTTTGGAAATAGATGATCATTTCTAGGATTGTAACCTAGTCTTTTAGTATCCATTAATGTCCAATTATCAGAACCAGATGATTCTTTTAATAAAAAGAAAGCAGGTTTAAAACCTAAATAGATAAATGGCCCTGAAACTGCACCATTTCCTGTGTAGCTTCCAAACTTGCTGTAGCCTTTAACACTTTTAAAAAAATATCCGATATATGTATCACTACTTTTATTAGATGTATATCTGTATGGTTGTGAGCCACCACCTAAAGTAAATACTGAAGAAGTCGGTGCGGTAGAATCTCTAAAACCAGTTCCAGTTGTTGATGCTGAAGTTAAATCTAAAAATAAACCTTTATTGTCTGCAATATCTTTATGATACACACCCCAACTATAGCCAGAGGAGTAACTTCTATTTTTAGTTATATACATATCTGGGGTTGATCCTAAACCATGTGCCACTTCTGTTCCAGAAGTTCCATTTCCTGTATAAGATACAATACTAAACCCAGCATCAGTATTTACGCTTCCAGAACTATCTATATCACCAATTCCAGTTGAACTTGCGTCATTGCTAAATGATGTTCCAGTTTTCCAGCACCAGGCAACATAAGTTTCACCATTTTTATTTACATTCCATGGGGTACTATTTGAACCTATTTGAGTTGTAAATCCATCACTATCAAAACTATCAATCCAACCATAAGTAGGATCTGTTTGTTCTGCAGCTGTTTCATTTGATTTTAAATATTTATTACCACCTCTTACACTATCTATATTTGTATGTGGGTGTGCAGTATCTCTACCTTTAATCCAAATGTATGATGGAGTGAAATTTAGACCATTAACTTCTTGATTTGTATTACCATTTCCTGTGTAGGTTAATGTATCAAAAAAATTTGTTGGTGCATCTATAGTCGTATAAGCCATTAAAGGTCTCCTTTAATTTTTTTATATGAACGAAGTGAATATGAAACCATTATCCATACTCCGCTAGGTTTTTTGTGTTAAGTGCAAAGTAGCCACTAGGTACTGCCATTGAGAAATTTCCATAGCCATTGCCATCTGAATTACCACCACTTTCACTATAAGGTGGAGAGCCAAAATTATAATCTACAGCATTTGAATTATTTGCATACATTACAATATGAGGTGCAATCGCAAAACCTAAAGATCGTTTTATATTTGTTGTCAATGAAGAATAATCAAAATCTTCTACATTAGTTACTGAACCATTTTTATAAAATGTAATTTCGTCATTATCAATATCTATTGCAATACTAACAATGTCTCCTTGAACAAAAGCTGTTCTTCCTGTTGTTGTACCACCATCTGTACCACCAGAACCATATCTTACTATACCTTGTAAATCATAAGTTAATCCTCTAAAATAAATATTATTATCTTTAACAACATCATTAATAGCACCCCAACCAACTCTTATAGGAGAACCACTTGGATTTCCAAAAGTTGTAAGTTTTACTTCATAAAACCATTTTCCTGTTGTTAAAGCAAAAGTTCCGTAATCAGCAATCCATTTATTTGTGCCACCAGTTAAAGTTAAATTTCCATTTGAAAATGTATGAGTTGCACCAGATGTTACTGAACCAGCTTGAACTAAAGGATTTAATGTTGCAAAATTATTTGTGCAAGTATCTAGCGACTGATCTTCTGCTGTAAGGTTATTAACTGTGAAGTGATGATCATTACCAGATGTATCTGCACCAAGACCACTGCTATTTGCACTTGTACCAGATTGTTTAAATTCTAAATAGAATCCATTGTTTCCAAAGCTTAAACCAGATACACTTTTAGGTTTCCAAATATTAGGACTATCAGAATCAAACTCTCCAAATGATGTTGGGTCTAGTTGTTCGCCATCAATACCGACAACTTCACAAATATATCCACTATAATAGCCACCACCAACATATCCACTTATTGCTCTTGTATTTGAATCTCCATCAAATATTGAAATTACTTGATCTTCGCTAAGATCGTTTGAAGTTCCAAATGAAGTGATTTCTACTCCATTATAAAACATTTTTTGTCTATTTGATGCTGTTGCTTGTGTTGTATCAAAATTTACAACTAAATTTCCCCAAGCTGTGGGGTCTCTAAATACTTGTGTAGTTATTCTAGTGTTTGTTAATCCGTTTTGCCAAACCAATTGATTTGATGAATTAAAATAAAGATAAAATACAGTTCCAGCACCTTTTGCAATTGGAAACTGGAAATTTAATCCTTGTGATTTAAAC